GATGCCATCAATAAATATAATTCAGCATGTGCGTTTTATGGTATCACTATCCCATCATAGGAAGTTTTTTACCTTTTAAAACACACAATACTTTTATCTTTTCTGTGCTTCATGGACGCATGAAGTGCAAATTAGAGGGACGCCTCTAAAATGACCGTAACAAACCGCATTTACCAGAAACTTAAAGCCGGTGGAGAGATCACCGGTGGAGATATTGCCGCGCTCATCAACGAGCACAAGATCCCACGCGAACGCATGATCGGACTTTACAACCGGTACACCTGCAATGCCGATCAGGACTGGTACGCTCTCGGTACATCGCCCACCGTGTTTAAGCGGAAATTTGAGGTCGATCTCGTAAAGGTCAACAACCAGATCAACATTGATCACTTCTCTAATATAATCAGGACAAAGACGGGGTATTTCATCGGGGAGCCGATTACCTACTCCGTCAGCGAAGATGCCAAAAATAAAGAGGTCGTTGAGACCAAATTAAAAGAGTTCCTTACCCGCATCGATGCGCCTGACCTGGACACTGAGACCGGGAAGATGGCATCCCTATGCGGCTACGGGGCCCGGCTCTGCTTCATCCACCCAAAAGGAGATCCGGAAGAGGGTAAAGAGGACGCTATGAACATTCCCCCGTGGGAATGCGTGTTCCTCTCAAAAGACGGCAGCATTACCAGCCCCGAATATGCCCTCCGCTATTACAAAACGCAGGTTGAGAAAGCAGATGGCACGTATAAGGACATAATGAAGGCGGAATGGTACGATGGCACCAATGTATCGTTCTGGACCGAGAGTACTGTTCCGGAACCAACGCCTGGGACATATGATTCTGCAACCGTCGTTAAACCCATGCGATCTTATGGGTTCATGCTGGACCCCAACGAGCCAGCCCGGCCCCATATGTTCAATGGAGTACCGCTGATTGGGTTCCCAAACAATGGGGAGCTGCAAGGCGATGCCGAGAAGGTGCTTGCTATCATCGACGCGGTTGATCGGACCGTCTCTGATGTGAACAGCGAGATCGAGCAGTTCCGACTTGCGTATCTGGCGATTTACGGGTATGCGAACATTGATGATAAGTTCATGAAAGAGATGAAAAAGACCGGCTGCATCGGGTTCTCCGAGCCAACGGATCGGGCCGAGTTTATTACAAAGGTCATGGACGGCACCACCATAGAAGCGCACCTTAACCGTCTGGAGCAGGCCATTTATCACATCAGCGGGATCCCCGATATGCGTGATGCCGCATTCTCTGGCAACTCTTCCGGCGTGGCATTGAAATTCAAGATCATGCCGATGGAAAACCTATGCAAAATGGCTGAGAACAAGTTCAGCGCGGCGCTCCGGCAGATGTTCAAGGTCATCGCGTCCAAGTGGGCGGTCGAACAGGTGCAATTCAGCACCGAAGACCTGACGTTCAAGTTCAAAAGGAATTTCCCGCTTAATCTGCTTGATGAGGCCCAGACCGCGCAGACACTTACCGGTATTGTATCACAGGAAACGGTACTTAGTACCCTGTCGATTGTGAAGAATCCTAAGGAAGAAATGGAGAAAATGAAAGCGGAACAGGTGGACGCGGTTAATCTGGATGCGGAACTATATCCGGAATTGCAGCAACCGCAAGAGGAAAGTATTATGGTATCAGACACGAACAATCAAACTATGACAAGCGAACAGCCATCAGAAGAAGAATCCGCAGGAGGTAATTAATCATGGGAGGTCCAGGATCGGGGCCACGGCCGGGACAAGGCAGAGGGAGCGGCGGGGGTCGCAAAAGCATCAAGCGCGAATATTCAAAATCAGCGATAAACACAAAAAGTAGATCTATGTTTGGATCAAAAAGAATAAACACATCCAATGCCCGCATTAGAAAATCATATAAAGGTATGCGTTCAAAAAAGTTGAGTTACTGATGCTCTACCTCTACGAATTCCAAACATCGTCGGAAATCCTCACCCTTTTGGAATTCGTGCAGAGCCCGGACGATGCCCGAAAGTTTGCAGACACTTACATTAAATCTGTGAACGCCCGGCTGACAAACGAGGGATTTGATCCGCTGGAAACAAAAGAGATCTTGCGGTTTATTGCCCTTGTCGATTCCAGATTCCAAACATAACCCTATTTTATGTCCAATCTCCCTCTTCAATCAGAATATGAGCGGATCGTAAAGAACAGCGAACGCCTTTTTAAGCAGGTTAACCGGGCGAACCAAGCAGAATACGCAGCGCTCCTTAAAGATGTGCGGATGGAGGTTGCCGACGTTTACGCGAAGTACGCGAAGGCCGGGACACTTACCTATGCAGAGATGCAGAAGTACGACCGGATCAAGAAACTGAAAAGCGCGATCGATGGGATTGTAAAGGAGCGGTTCAGCACCATCAAAGCGCAGACGCAACAGACGCTCACAAAAAACGCAGAGGTAAGTTATGCGGCATCCGCTGAAGCAATCAGCACCGCGACAGATGTTGCAATATCGACAAAAATATCCGCCGATGCCGTAACGGAGATCCTTAAAAAACCCTCTGAAGGGTGGACGTATGCTGAGAGGATGGCGATCCGGCAGCGCGATCTTTCGGTCAGGCTGCAAGGCACCGTAACCAACGGGTTTGTGCGCGGGGATGCCTTGCAGGACGCATCGAAGGCGATAAAAGCCACGGTCGAAAAGGATTTTGTGAGGTTCCGCTCGTTCGCGGGCGATCTCAATCATAAAGTCTCTCAGGATGCCGTCCGGAAGTCCCAAAATGACGCGGGAGAGGAAGCCGATATCATGGTGGTGAGCACCTGGGTTACAGCGGGAGATAGTAATGTACGCGAGGCTCACAGGCTCCTTGACGGGCAGACCGTACGCGGCGATCAAAAGTTTGTTATCCCGTCTGGGGAGTTCAAAGGGTATTCGGCTGATGGACCCGGGGGATTTGGTGAACCGGCGCTCGATTATGGATGCAGGTGCATTCAGGTTGCCGATGTGGTTAAACGCGAGAGTTAACCGAAACCAATTAATATCTTAAAGTGAACAATATCTATTAAATCCGGAGGGCATCCCGCTCTCTACTATTCTTCCGTAACTTTCACAAGGGACGGCGCGGGACGAACTCGGTAGGCAAATCTTATGTCAGACGAACAGAGTAACCCAAATCCTCAGGGCTCCGGGACAACTCCTGCGGGAACTGATGGGAACGCATCTCAGGCACCAAAAACACCCGAATCGCCGGATATTGCGAAGATTATCCAGTCTGAAACCGATAAGGTCAGGACCGAATATTCCAAGCAGTTCAAGGCCCAGCAGGCAATGATCGACGAGCTCAAAAAGAGCCAGATGACCGAAGCGGAACTCCGGAAGTATAAGGAGGCCCAGCTTGGTGAACGTGAAGCCGCTCTCCAGCGCAAAGAGTTGGAATTGCTGGCTGTCGATGTCCTGCGGGAACACGAGATCCCCCTTAATCTGCGGGAGTTCATTGTCGGGAAAGATGCCGATGAGACCAAAGCGCGTGCGGCAGCTCTAAAGACCGAGTTCCAGAAGGCCGTTGAATCGGCTGTTGCGGAACGGTTCAAAGTAAACGGGCGCGAACCTCCCAAGGGAGATGGAGCGCCAACGGGTAAACGATACTATACCCGGGCCGAAGTCGAAGAGATCACTAAAAAGGTCACTCTTCCGAGCACTCCGCAAAAAGAGCGGGAGGCGACAATGGCCGAACTTCACGCGGCAATGCGTGAGGGAAGGATCAAGAACTAAAAACAGGAGAATAAGAATTGACTGTAAATAACTTCATTCCAACGATCTGGAGCGGTCAGGTATTCACTGATTTCCAGAAGGAAACGATCCTCGGCGGATTCTGTAACAGGAACTACGAGGGAGAGATCAACGGGCAGGGCGACACAGTTAAGATCAACTCTGTCGGACCGGTAACCGTTCGGTCATACACCAAGAACAGCACGAGCAACCTTACCGTTGAACAGCTCGCAGACTCTCAGACAACCCTTGTCATTGACCAGGCTGATTACTTCGCGTTCTCTGTCGATAACATCGACACTGCGCAGGCAAAGGGAGACGTGATGGGTGCCGGTATCACCAACGCATCTCAGGCAATGGCCGAGAAGGCAGACACGTTCATCGCCAACCTGTATACGCAGGCCGGTGCATCAACGTACGCCACGGTCACGCTCGCAAGTTCCGATCATGGAGTCCTCGATCTGTTCGGACGGGCCGCACAGCTCCTGAGCGAAATGAACTGCCCCAAGGCCGGGCGCCGGGCGTATATTAGCCCCTACGTGGAGGCCCAGCTTGTAAAGCAAAATGTCCTCATGACCAACGGACAGAACGCGGAGCTCTTCGGCA